AGCCATGTAGTCATTAAGAGCTAAAAGCAATTCTCTACGAATGCGATGCATAATATAATCACAATACACTAACATTAATCGTACTCCTTTTTTCCACCAAATTCTTCATTATAATTGTAACCTGCAAGATAGTCTTCTATCTCTTTTTTACTCATATCAACCAAATCAATTCTAGTGGTTGTATGTGTATCACCAACATAGTAGTGTGGATCAACACCACGATTATACCAACTATCTGCACTTCCACGATCAAATGGACCACCATGACGATCGTTATATTCAACGCCTTTATAATTTCTCATATTAAGCTCCATAATAAGCTGCATCGTTGTCAGCACACATTTCTGCGTATTCCATTGGATCTGTATAACGTGCAACTAAATCACTATACTCGATCACAGGTTCTTTGAAGGTGATGCTGCCTTCATAGTCAAGTTGAGACTTTTCGAACCAACTCAAATAGTCATCTGACTTTAAATCATAACCAAGAATGTTAGTTTGAAAGTACTCATCGTTGCGTTCGATGCCGTCACGTGCCATTTCGACTACTTCGTCGATATCCACATTTTGTGGTACACCAACGATTTTGAATTCTGAACCACCTTTGGCTTTCCAGTAAAAATCACCAGTAAAGCCTTGGTGTGCTGCGTAATTTTCATAGTCTTGAGTAGCGATAACGATCATCATATATTTTGTCCTTTTTTCAATTTATGGATCTATTATACCATAGTTGCAGGATTTGTACATAGCCCTTGCAAGTTATTGATTTCATTGGACTTTTTACTTGACTAAAACGGTAGACTATTATCTGGGGGCCTCATCTGGGGAGCGTTTAGGGGGCCCGGGGTGACCCCCACGCTATTTCGACTTGGAAAAAAACTGGAGAATTAGCCTCTTCGCATTCTGCTGATTTCTTTAGCATCATCGCTGCTGAATACAGGCACTGCGTTTGACTTGTGAAGTGTACCAATGCCAATCATCTTGTCACCGGTATATTGATGTTGTTGCTTTTTGCTGCAATCATGATAGCCACTATTTAGAGAAGGATAGTGCGGTGTTTCGCGTACGTATGCTTTAAGCGGTGTAGCTTTAACGACTGCTTTGAGCGGTTTTTTAGGCTCGTACTTTTTGACTAACGCTTCCCATGAAGCTTGCAGTTCGCGCTGCTTAGCAGTTGGTTTGCGTTTGCGAGTTTTAGATGTTTGATTAGTATAGATCAGCATAGATCTATTATACCACGGTTTTTCTCGCTTGTACATAGGCCCCTTGAAAATATTTTTTCATACTGGGGAACGAACACGGGGGACCGAAGTCCCCCGTGCCGAGATATGGATCACCTGCCTTTAGTGGAAATATTCTTCTGCGATTTTGCCGATATAACTATCGACTTGCTGTTTCTTCATCTGAAGCTGACCTACTTTGTCGCTTCGACCCTCCTTTTTCATTCGCGCTATACAATGCTCGAGCTCTCTTGAATCTTTTTTTAATTTTTCTAATTGGGAAGGAACCATCTGTTCTCCTAACGGTTAAATTTTAAGGTTGTCAAATCGCATGATATAGAATATTTGCTATAAAGTTCTCCTGTGGGAATGAAAAACGGACCACAGTCAATTAAGACTTGGTCCGCCGTGTTAAATTGTGTATGATACACTCATACAGTTATTTATCTAATGATGAGTCCTGGGAACGCTTCTGCCACAAGTTTTTTCGTTAATCCTTTATACACACCATCTAAAGTTTTATCTTTCATATGGCATACTAATGGGATCTCTTTGCTATCAATCCTATAAAGAATATCAATGAACATCTTTTCTCTACGTACTCGATTGACTTGTTCACCTGGTCCGCCTTTGACAAAATATCTAAACTTTTTTGTCTCTGACATTAGACGAGTCTTGTCGTATAGTTTCTTTTCTTTCTCATCAATTGGTGGAATACCTGAAGGAAGTAAGAACTGCACTGTATCATCAAATGCGCCTTTGAGGATATCACGAAGTTCAAGACAGTTGAATTTTTGTAGAAGTTCAAGCTTCTCTTTGCGAGACTCTGCTTTACCTACTAATTCTAACATCTCAGTAACTAATAATTTTTTTGCCATATATTAAAACTCTTGGACAGATTCTACTAACATCTTGCAGCGCTTTTTAATCAAGTAATCGAGGATGCGAGCGCGTGGAGCAACCTCTTGATTTTCAAATGTATTTATGATGTTCTCAGTATGTTCTTTTGGAATTTGATCTAAATCAATCAACAGTTTATTGCGCTGATAATTACGATACGTTTCTGTATCCATTACTTTTTGAAGATCCTCTGCACCTGCTAACCACGCATCGATTTTTTTCTTTGTGACTGGAGTCTGACGTAAACCATCGACAAAAGTATTATCAGCGGAGAGAACATTAGGAATACCATCGCCACTATCACCACGAATAATATGCTCAAACAAATATAAGTGAGGGTTGGGGTCTGCAACCATTTTCTTCTGGATAGGTGAGAACTGTTTAACATTTTTGTATTTATGTAACTGTACAAAGTCTTTGTCTGAAGAGATGATCATTACAGGTTCTGCTTTACCAAACTCTTGTGTTTCTTTAACAAGAGTAGCAATCACATCATCTGCTTCGATGCTAGGAATGTGTACTACTTTATATGGAAAGTTAGCTTTAATCTCTTCGCGAATTAAGTTTAGATACTCGAAGAATAAATTCCAATCCATTCCACTATCTTCACGTGCTTTCTTACGGTGTGCTTTGTATTGCGGGAATACACGTTTACGCCATGATGCACCACCATCACAAGCAATAACGATTTGACCGTATTCGCCTTTGTACTTATGAGCGTACATGCGAATGCTGTTCAGAATCATGTGTCGTAAAAAATCCTCGCTAAGCTCTGCACCAGGCTGAGAATAGAATGAGGCGATAGAAATTTGGGAGTAGTCGATGATAATCATAATCTATATTATACCACATTTTTAGTCTGTTGTAAACCTTTAATGTGAGCTCTATGCACTTTAACCATTATCCAATCATTATAATATTGTTCGCTAGTCAACACGTTGCGTGTAAACTGTTCATGTGCTTCTAAGTAATTACATTCGCCTTTTCCTGCACATAGATGCAGGATTTCTCGCTTGTAGTTCTCTTCGCCATTAGTTTTAAGTTCTTCTAACAGAACCTTATTTGATCCGAAGTATGTCTTCCAATCTGACTCTACTTTAAGTCTTTTCTTTTTACCTTTAACTACTTTAGTTCTGCTTGACCAAAATAGTTTCTTACCTACATACAACTTACCTGTCTTCAGGCACGTGATGAGATAAACGAAGCCATAAACTTCTTTGTGTGTTTGTTCGCCTAGTTCGTAAGGCTTACCATTGTATATCCATGTCATCGTCGAATCCGCCATTCTTAAGAAGGTCTAGATCATCCTCTAGTTCCTCTTCTATATATGACGACCCGCAGAATGGACAATATTCTGGTTGGTTATCTACGTTTTCTGCATCGAATTCAATAGTGGATTCAACACCGCATGATATACATTCATTTGTAATTTTTGTCATAGTGTTTGTTCTTTTAGTTCTAACCATGTTTTGGTTTTTTGTAGATCACCGATGTGCTTTTCACCGTGAAATACTTGTGGGACAGAACGTAAACCATGTTCAACTAATACATCACGTCCTGCTGCATTTGTTTCAATATCTATTTCAACATATTTTATGCCTTTAGATTCAAGCATTTGTTTTACCTGAACACAATTAGGACATACTTTCTTTGAATAAACTATAATCATAGTGATAAGCCTTTCATCGATTCTGCTGTGACGTCTTGCTTGACACCACCAGTAATATAACTTGTAATCTCTGTTTCTTGCGGAGCAACTTGAACATTACCACCACCAATCCACTTCTCAGTCCATGGCAATGGATTTGATTGTGATACTGTGTATGGACAATGATAGTTCATAGCACGCATACGACGGCAACCGATCCATTCGACGTAATCACCTAATAGCTTTTCGTTTAGACCAATCATAGAACCATCTTTGAACAAGTATTTTGCCCATTCTTTTTCTTGTTCGATAGCAGCTACAAACATATCGTTAACTTGTTTTTCTGTTTCTTGACGAATACGTTCAATATCTTTATCATCTTTAATCAATGAGCGAATGATAGATGTTGATGCTGCTAAGTGTGTATTCTCATCACGCGCAATAAACTTAATTACTTTGGCGTTGCCTTCCATCTTCTTTAGTTCAGCGAATGCCCATGAACATGCGAATGAAACATAGAAGCGAATACCTTCGAGTATGTATACACTCATTAGGCATAAGAATAACTTCTTCTTTAATTCATACATGTCAATAGTAATTGTTTCACCATTAACTGTATGCACACCAACGCCTAAGAGTTCGTAGTAACGAGAATAAGAAATGAACTCGTCATAATACTTTGAAATATCATGTGCGCAATCTAAAATTGGTTGAATGCTTTTAATCTCGTCGAAGATCTTCGAAGGATTTGCATAGATGTTTCTAATGATGTGGGTATATGAACGTGAGTGAATGGTCTCAAAGAATGCCCACGTTTCTACCATTACTTCTAGTTCAGGTACAGATGCCATAGGTAAAAATGCAAGGTTCGGTGAACGACCTTGCACTGAGTCCAATAGAATTTGACGTTTTAGATTTGACGTAAAGATGTGTTGTTCAAATTCATTTAAAGAGTGGAAGTCTTTACTATCTTTTGATAGATCCATTTCTTCTGGTCTCCAAAAGAAACCTAATTGTTTATCAGTAATCTTTTCCATTTGCGGATATCTAACACTATCATATCTTGCGATATCTACTGATTCACCGAAAAACATTGGTGATTCTAAATGACTTTTACTTTTTAATTTGAATACTGACATTTACCATTTCCCTAGCGGACACTTAAACGATGGCACAATTATCTTTAATAAGATAATACAACCACACTCTTTACAACGTTCAACCTTTAAAAGATCTGTCTTCTTTGGACAAGAAGAACAGATCTCATATCTTTTAATTGCTAATTCTTTTATATCTTGCATGATTCACAGTCATCTTCACCATCAACTGGTTGAGCTAACTGTTCTTCAATTTCCTTGAATTCTTTTTCATGTAACTCACCAGCACCATCGTATGTATTAAAGTAATAGAGTTGCTTACCACCATACTTATAGAACATAACCATATGTTTAATCATATCAGCCATCGAAACTTTATGGTCTTCATAATTCTCAGGATTGTATGATGTGTTGACAGAGATACCTTGATCGATGTACTTCTGCAAGATAGCACAGATCTTTAGGTAACCTTCAGGAGATTTATGGTCCCACAACAAATGATATTGATTCTTTAACTTGTGGTAACCTGGTACAACTTGAGCCATCACACCATCTTTCGATTGCTTAAATGAAACAAGAGCACGTGGTGGTTCAATGCCATTAGTAGAGTTACTAATCTGTGCAGATGTTTCTGCAGGCATCAAAGCCATTAGTGTAGAGTTGCGAATACCAAAATGAATTAAGTCTTGACGTAAATCAAACCAATCCATACGTTCAACGTGTGGTACTAGTTCATCAACTTCTTTCTTATATGTATTATTTGGAGTTTCTCCACGTGAATACTTTGTTTCAGTATGCGAAGGACATGCACCCTTTTCTTTTGCTAAGTTCACAGATGCTTTAATCAAGTAATATGACCATGCTTCTGCGTACTCATCAACCACAGGTAATGCTGCATCATCATACTTTAGTCCACGTTTTGCGAGGAAGTAGGCGAGGTTGATGATGCCGTTGCCAAGAGGGCGGCGATTTTTCGTCCCTCTTTCTGCAGCTGGTACTGGGTACCATTGATAATCAAGTAAGGCATCGAGTGCTCTGACTGAGAGGTCGCAATACTTTTCGAATTCTTTTGGCTCGTTGATGAGTCCCCAGTTGATGGCCGACAAAGTGCACAAACTGATCTCTCCATTTTGATCCTCCGCTGAAGTTAAAGGTTTAGTTGGTAAATCGATTTCGCAACATAGATTTGACATACGAATAGGTGCTTGCTCAGGTATAAATGCACCATGGCTATTCGCATGATCTACGTTCATTAAGTAAATTCTACCTGTATCCTTACGCTCACTCATGTATTGAGTGAATACTTCCATAGCAGAAAGCGTCTTCTTGCGGATACTATCGTTTGCTTCATAAGCAACGTATAACTCTTTAAACTTATCTTGATCTGCATAGAATGCTTCATACA